AAGATCAACGGGGACGACATAGTTTTCCGCTGCCTTCCTGGGGAGTATGACCGGTGGTCGACATTTGTTGGTCGTGTCGGCTTGCGCCTCTCACCGGGAAAAACGATGGTTCATAAGAGATTTTTTTCTGTGAATTCTAGTTTTTTTCGTGCAGGAGGCAAGCTCCCGCGACGGTTACCTGTTCTTCGGACAGGTGGCCTGTTGTTGCCCGTCGACTCTGTCGGCGGGTTGGCATCGGCTCTTCGGAGCTTTTGCCGGGGGTTTGTGGGCGTGGCCCGAGAAAAGGCACAGGTCCTCTTCCTTCGTAGAAGGAAGCGTTATGTGCTTTGCTCGGGCAGGAGTGTGTCGAGGGGGTTGGGGATCCACGTCGATCCTCCGGTGCTACAGGCTTCTGGCCTGTGGCGTCGTGAGCTTTGGTTCTTTGATACCTTGTCAAGTGAAGAACCTTTGCCCACGGATCCGGCTAGATTGGCGTGGTGCCGTCCCCCCGACGGTTGGGAGAGGGTACCCCTCTCAGATCGACGGTCTGATCGACGTCGTCAGCGCGAAACTCAGGAGGCCTTTTGGTCTGCCTTGGTTGCTGACGCTTGGATCAAGCCTCCTTCCCCTGGGTTGTTGGTTGGGGAGTATTTTCGCGATCTGAGAGGGACTGGACACGAGTCCGCTTGGCAGCGGTGGCGTCGTGGCAAGAAGAAATGGGAACGGATCTGTCATCCAACGATGCAGGTCCGCGACCATTGTTTTCTTGTCCACGGTCGCTGTCCGCATACCTTGCGGTACCGGGTGTCCGAGAGGGGTTTCCGAGGTTGGGTCGTTCCTCGGAAGCGGGGTTGTGTCTGGGCGCCAGCGCCCTTTGAGCGTCCTGAGACTCGCGCTCAGTTCAGCTGCTGAACTGACGACTGTTTCACGGCCCAGGAGAGGATGCACGGGTCTTTTCCCTGTGCAGGGTTAACATAAGAGATGGGGGTCTACTTGGTTGGCGAGACCTTAGCCAGCAGCGAGCGCTGCGTAGGGGTGTGTAGTCAAAGGATTAAATCACCGTCCATGTGAGGGCGGCGCCGAATTAGGTGTGGCAGGGGGCTGAAAACCCCCCTTCGCCCGAGACTTCCCTGTAGGTGACATGCGGCTTGATAACGTCGTATGGCCTAGGGTACAGTTTCGTTCTTAACTTCGGTTCCAATGATGAAGCCCAGCAGTGTGAGAGTGCTGGTATGGTCAAAGAGAGTTATGGTGGGAACGTTGGCAACCGCCAGCGGGCGAAAGCTCCCATCATATAGTCCTCTAGTGCTGGTTCCGTGCCGCCAAGGGCGGGACCGGAGTATACTACAAGTAGACCCGGGTATCTTGTGTTGCCATGTAC